TGTCCCGAATCAGCGGCATGAACTTCGATATCAACGTGGGCGATATGCTGATCCACGTTGAGACCGCCACGCTCGATATCACCGACAACAGCGCCGCCGTGCAAAGCGGTGGCGTGCCTGACGGCTGGGTTGATGGCGATGTCTCGGCCAGCGGCGAGCTGGAGCTGGATACAGCCAACTTCAACCTGATGATCGAGGCCGCTCGCAAGGCCGGCAGCTTCCGTCGCCTGGAGCCTTTCGACTCGCTGTTCTACGCCAAGACTCCAACCGACGAGATCCGCGTGGAGGCCTTTGGCTGCAAGCCCAAGATCTCCAGCCTGCTCAACATCGATCCCAAGGGCGGCGAAAAGTCGAAGCACAAGGTGCCCTTCGATGTCACCAGCCCGGACTTCATTCACATCAACGGTGTGCCGTACCTGGCCGCTGAAGAGATCGAGGGCCTGCGCTGATGACCTGCCCGTTCGACCGTGCCCAGGCCCTGGAACAGCGGCAGCGTGACCAGGCGATCAACGCCGCCCTGGGTCAAGCCCGGGCACGCTCGAACGCGCCGAGTCTGACCCACTGCGAAGACTGCGACGACGAGATCCCAGAGGCGCGCCGCGCCTTTGGCGGCATCACCCGTTGCGTCCCGTGCCAATCCATTTTCGAAAAAGGTGTTCCGCGATGAGCGCAAATCAAGCTGCCCAGGACACCGCTATAGCTCTGGCCAAGGCCTCGCCCGCTATTGGCGTGGCCGCCACCGGTGCAACGGGCGCGGTTGATTGGTCGGCTGTCGCCTACATGCTGACCGCCGTGTACATGGTGCTGCAGATCCTTCTGTTGGTCCCCAAGTACCGCCAGATGCTGCGCGATTGGAGGATCAAACGGTGAGCCTGCGCAACAAGATCATCGCCGGCACCATCACTCTGGTACTGGGCAGCGGCACGCTGATGGCCCACCTGGGCAAGTGGGAGGGTGATGGGCAGAACGTCGCCTACGCCGACAAGCTTGCGCGTGGGCTGCCTACCGTATGCAAGGGCATTACTCGGCATACCAGTCCTTTTCCCGTGGTAGTGGGCGATTACTGGTCGCCTGAGCGCTGCGCCGAGGTGGAGCAGATGGTGATCGAGAAGGGCCAACTGGCCCTGGCCGACTGCATCACCAACGCGAACATAAGCCAGAACACGTTCGATGCGCTCAGCAGCCATGGGCACCACTTTGGCACCTCGGCCACCTGCGCGAGCCGTGCCCTGGCACTCATCAACAAAGGGCGCATCGAGGAGGGTTGTCAGGCGTTGGCCTGGGGCGCCGATGGTCGTCCCGTTTGGGCTTACGTCACCGACGAAAAGGGCAACAAGCTGTTCGTCCGGGGCCTGCACGCTCGCCAGCTGGACGAAGCGAGGCTGTGCGCCTCATGACCGTTTCCCCGATCCGCTTACTCCTGGGCTTGCTGGTCGCCGGCCTCGCTACCTGGTTCGCATTCGACCAGATCCTGGACCAGCGCAACGCCGCCCGATCGGAGCGTGACAGCGCCCAGGTCGAGGTAACAGGCCTGCGCGAAGCCGCCCGGATCGCCAGCGAGCGCCTGGCCAAGGCCGCAGCCAACGACATCAAGCACACCCAGGAGCTTTCCGATGCACTCAAGCGCAACCAAGACCTTCGCGATTCTGTGCGCGGTGGTGGTCAGCGGCTGTTCGTTGATGCCACCTGCGCCGCCCCCACAGCCGACGTGCGCGCCGGTACCGGCGCCGCCAGCCTGGCTCATGCAGGCCCCGCCGAACTCTCGGCAGACGCTCGACCGGATTATTTCACCCTCCTCGATCAGCTCGCCCTCAGTGAGCGAATGATCCTCGGGCTGCAGGACCACATCAGCAGCTTTTGCCCAACACAACCCACCACTACTGGAGCAACACAATGACCGACCGCGCTGAAATCACCCTGGAAATCGGTGGCGAAGACTTCGACTTCGTCATGGATACCGCCCTGGTCACCAAGTACATCAACGGCCTGAGCCAAAACAACAAGGTCAGCCCTTCCCACAACCTCCTGATGAACGCCGTTGTTCAGGACCAGAAGGCCAAGCTGAAACCACTGCTGAGCCATCCGAGCACCACTCTGGAGATCGCCGGTGCCCTGGTCGATGAGTTCTCGCCGAAGGTTGAAGTCACCGTAAAAAAGCGCTCGAGCACGCTGACCGCCTGAAGGAAGGCGGCCTGAGCCAGTTACTGGCCCTGGTCGAGCGCTGGCTACCTGGCACACCGCCCACGGCTGAAGCCATGGGCACCGCCAAGTGGCTGGAAGACGAGCATTGGCGGCGAATGGAAATCGCGATCGCCAACGGCATAGCAAAAGCATTCAACGGTAGCTGACCACCCATGAGCGCGAACAACGCATCCAGCCGCCTGGAATTCATCCTGGCCCTGACCGACAAGGTCACCGCGCCGCTGGCCAAGGTGACTGCCGGTTTCAATGACCTGGCCGAGAAAAGCGAAGCCAACATCAAGCAGATCGGCACCGGTGCGGCAGGTCTGTGGGCCTCGCTGACGGGCATCGAGGCGACGTTGGAACCCGCCCTGCAGGTGAACCGCGCGCTGGGCGATGTTCGCTCGCTGGGCGTGGCTGAGGATGCCCTGGACGCGCTCAATGCCAAGGCCCTCGACTTTTCCGTCGCCTATGGCGAGAACGCCGAATCCTTCGTTGCGTCGGCGTACAAGATCGAGGGCGCTATCAAAGGCCTGGCCGGCGAGCAGCTGGCCACCTTTACCAACACCAGCAGCGTGCTGGCCAAGGCCACCAAGACTGACCAGGACGTGATGGGCGAGTACGTCGGCACGCTCTACAACCTGCAAAAACAGCAGGCCGACGCCATGGGCAAGAGCCAGTGGATCGAGAAGCTGGGCGGCCAGACCGCCCTGGCCGTGCAGCTGTTCCGCACCAGTGGCGAACAGATGAAGGAAGGTTTCAAGGAGGCCGGTGCAATCGCGACGGCGTCCGGGATCGACCTGGCCGAGCAGATGGCCGTGATCGGTAGCCTGTCGAGCACCATGGAAGGTGGTGACGCCGGCGGACGCTACAAGGCGTTCTTCGAGAACATCGGCAACGCCTCGGAAAAGCTGGGGATCAAGTTCACCGACACCAACGGCAAGGTTATGCCGATGCTCGACATCCTGGCCAAGCTGCAGGGCAAATTCGGCGACCTGCGCAATGCTGCCGCCAATGCCAAGCTGGTCGAGGCCTTTGGCGGTGAAGGCGCCCAGGTCATTGGCGCCCTCGCCCAGGACACAACCCGCCTCAAGAACGGCATGGATCAACTGGGCAAGGTGCGCGGCCTTGAGCAGGCGGAGAAGATGGCCCAGGCCATGGTGGACCCGTGGCAACAATTTGGCGCCGCCGTCCAGGCCCTGCGCATCGCCTTTGGCCAGGCCCTGATCCCGATGCTCCAGCCCCTGATGACCCGACTGGTGGCCATCGGGAAGACCCTGACCCGCTGGACTCAGCTGTTCCCGAACATCACCCGTGTGATGGGCATTGCGACATTGGCCGTCCTGGGCATTACTGCCGCACTCAGCGCGCTAACAGTGATCGTCGGCCTGAGCAAGATGGCTGCCATGGGCCTGCAGGTCGTCTGGGCACTGCTGACCTGGACGGGCTGGCGGAGCATTGCGATGTTCGTTGCCCATTCCATCCAGTGCGTGTTGCTGGTCGCTCGGGTGCTGGCAATGATCGCCGTCATGGGCCTGGCCAAGGGGGCCATGCTGCTGTGGCAGGGCGCGATCTGGCTGGTGAACGCGGCGATGATGGCCAACCCCGCGCTGCTGGTTGTCGCCGGCATCGTGGCCCTGGTCGCTGCGGTCGTCGCCGCCATCGTTTATTGGGACGAGCTGTCGGCAGCGATCATGAACACCGCAGCGTTCCAGTGGGTCGACCAGCAGCTGCAGAAGCTCAATGCCTGGTTCGGCTCTATGGGGGGTTGGTCCGGCCTGGCCCAAGCAGCCTGGGCCGAGATTGTCGCCATCTTCCAGGATGCGATCGGCAGCCTGGTCGACATGCTGAACAAGATCCCGGGCGTGAACATCGAGACCAGCTTTGGGGATATGCCGGCAGCGCCCAAGGTGCCCGAAATTCCTGGCCAAACCGTACCGGTCGGCGTCACGCCGGTGGTCAGCCCGCTCCTGCCTTTGCCCTCGGCCGAGGCCCTGATGCAGGTCCAGCCGGCTGCGCCTCTGGTCACGCCAGTACCAGCCGCGGCTGTTCAGCCGACGCCGGCGGCCAAGGCCCTTGAACAGCAGCCAAGGCCCTACCTGCAGGTGGTTCCGCCATCCGTGGCCACGCTGCCGGAACTACCTGCGGCATCTGCGCGTAGCGTACCTGCTGTTCCATCTTTGAAGCTGGTCCCACCGGTACCGGCCTCAGTGGCCAGGCTGCAGGAGCGCGCGCCCGAGCAGCCAGGCAGCCTTGCCCCCATCCTCAAGGCTCTGGAGCTGCAGCCCAAAGTCCAGCTGCAGACCGCTGAGCCTGCTGAACAGGTGGAGCGCAGTCGCGAGCGCCTGGCCCAGGTAGCGCCCAGCGTAGCGCCTTCTCGGCCAACTGCGGTGCCCCAAGGTGGATTGTTCAAGCAAATCCAGAACACCACTCAAAACCAGGATCGCAAGTTCCATGTGGAGAAAGTTGAGATCCATACCAGCAAGCCTATGACCCCGCTTGAACTGGAAAACATGATCGGCATGGCGGTGGGCTGATGGGCGAATACATCGACCTTCTCATCCAGGGAAACGACCTGGTGCTGGATCCGTCCCGTCAGCCGCTGCTGATCGAGGATCGGGCCAGCATCGCCCAGGACATCGCCCACATGATTCGCGAAAGCGGGCTCCTGGTAACGCTGGTGGCCGAGCGCAGCCGGCAGCGCCAGGCCGACTGCATCCTGCAGCTGGAGCTGCTGGTGGAGGACGACGAACGCCTTGTACCAGGTACAGCGCGAATTCTGCAGGACGGCCCAGGCGTGTACCTGGTGACGGCCAAAACCCTGAAATTCGGTGACATCGAGGTACACCTGTGAGCGACGTAGATTTTCGCCAGGCGTTGAAGGACGCCGGCATCCCCACGACCGAAGCGGCCCTACGCCAGGCCTGGGAGGCAGAGGTAACCGTTCAGGGCAGCAAACTGAGCAACACCAGCGCCTATTCCCCTTTCTGGCGTCTGGTCACCGCCCTGGTGACCAAGCCCGTGCTCTGGCTGATCGGCTTCGTCAGCGACACGGTGCTGCCCAACTTCTTCGTTAAGACCGCCGGCGGCAAATGGCTGGACATGCTGGCCTGGGCGGTCAACGTCGAGCGCAAAGGCGCGACAAAGGCCAAGGGCATGCTGTTGTTCACGCGCGAGAACACTGCCGGCGAGTTGGAATTACCTGCAGGCGTGGTGGTGATGTCCCCGTCCATCAATGGTCATGCCTACCAGTTGGTGACCACCGAGCCCGCCGTGTTCGCCGATGGCCAGCTGCAAAAGTCGGTACCGGCGCAGGCAATGGAAGTGGGGAGCGGTTACAACCTCGCCCCGGGTTACTACGCCATCCTTGTCGAGCCAATCCCCGGCATCGCCCAGGTCGTGAATGCCGACGACTGGATGACTGAGCCCGGTGCGGATCCCGAACCGGATGACCAGTTGCGCCTGCGTGTGCGCAACCAGTTCTCAGCGGTCAACCAATGGCATACCGACTCGGTCTATCGCGCCATGATTTCGGCCTTCCCAGGTGTGCGCCCTGATGGCGTGTATTTCGAACATGGCGCACCCCGAGGCCCAGGCAGCGCCAATGCTTACGTGCTGTTCGAAGCGAATGTGCCAGCGGCCACCTATCTGGAGCAGATCAACGCCCATATTCGCGATGGCGGCAACCATGGCCATGGTGACGACCTGGTTGTCTTCGTCCTGCCGGAAACGCTGCATGAGGTGCGAATGACCTATTGGCCCATACCGAACCTGACTGCCGATCGCCGCGAAGCCCTACGGGCC